GCGGATGCTCAGCGGCAACTGGTTAAACTGTTCCCGCTTCTCGTTCATCATGTTCATGTATTCGGTGTAGGTCTGCGGCAGCTTGCTTGTGTCGATGTACCAGCCCGGCTTTGCCAGCACACTTTCGTCGCCGGCAGCGTATCGGCTCAGAATTGCCATGACGTCGCATTCGTCTTTATAGCTCTGGATTTTTTCGTATGTGTCCACTTCGCCGACCTTTTCCAGATACGGCTGCCCTCGGTCGTCGTATCGCTCCTTGTACTCCGGCTCAAACCGGTTGCCCGGGTTGTTCGGCAGCGCCAGTGGTTTTTTGTCCTCGTAGGGTTTAAAGATTCTTACTCCCATTGAGCTGCTCCTTTTTCATGAGTTCGATGTTGTACATGAGCATTGGCAGTGCCAGCGGCTTGATCTGGCCGCTTTCGTTGTCGTACTTGCCCAGAAGATAGACTCGCTTATCCTCGCAGTCGGCTTTCTCCATCTCCTGTGCCATCCATTTGAAGGTCCGATCGGCTACTTTTTTGTTGACCACGATCAGATTGCCGAAGATGCCAGACAGTTCGTCTTTTACTGCGTATACCTGAAATTCCATGATGATTCTCCTTTATAAACGGATGCCGCCGCGCGACGGCTTCGGATTGACGTTGATTTTTTTCGTCTTCTTTGCGGTATTGGTGAAGACTCTCTTATCCTTTTTCGGATTGACCGGCATACGATGTGCCATATTACTCCTCCTTATCCAGACCCATGGCGTGGTAAATCTTGTCTAACATCGCAAGGATTTTCCTCAGTTGATTAAAAATCCCGCGGATGTCTTTCAAAGTAATCATGGCAACACCTCCTTTCTTTTCATATTTGTGTGCAAATAGAAGGTTTCTGACAGTGGAGGCAGAGCATTCCTCCTTTACATTTCGCTGCCAGTCCCCTCATGTCAATTTTACCAAAAAAAAAAAAAACGCAAGGTCAACTTTCGTCAATCTCACGTTTTTTGGTTTATCTTTCGTATTCTTTGAGTTTTTCACAGATTGCGTTTGTCCATTCGTCATCCATGTTGTACTCTTCTTTTATCTGCTCTCGGTCTTCGCTTCTCCATCCACCGTCGTATAGTGCTGCTGCGCAGTTTTCAACTTCTTCTTCATAGTAGCTTTTCATGGTGTGCCTCCTAGTTTGTGGTGTGCTCTTCTTACACCTTTATTATACACCTAAAACATACATTTGTCAAGCAGAACTTTGCCTAGATGGCCGTCCGGTCGGCGCTGGTGCGCCGAATGAAAAGGACGGCGTAGCTTTCCGTGACTACGTCGTCCTTTCCTTTATTGGCCGTCTCCCCCTGGCCACTTATATTTCATCTCTTCTTAATTTGGAGAACTTTTCTTGATTTTTCGCGTCGATGTTGTTATAATGTTCTTGCAGACTATAGCCGTGTTGTGCGAGCTGAGCGAATAGAGCGTCGTTGGCGATTTTCCGCCGCTTTCTCTTTATTTGTTTCAGTTCGTCCGACTCGGCTTTTATTATTAGAGCTTCGTAATCCTTTTCTGTTTCGGCGTTTAGTGGTTCGCTGTTGCTGTGTTCAAGATCAAAGAGCTTGTCGAAGTATGCTGGCGGTTTACATTTTTTTCCCTTACTCAGCTGGATACTGTCTTTTTGGTATATCTCATCTTTATGGTCTTCGTAGTATCTCCAGCCGATTGATGGTTTTGTGCTGATTCTGCTATCTTCTTCCTCGATACACATATCGAGGAATTTTTCTTTTGCTTCGCCATATGCTTTCTTGGAACAGTATGCTGCTGTATATGCCATGTCGTTCCATTCTGCTACTCCGATGATTACGAAGCCTTTTCCCCATATCTGGTTGAGCCATGCACAGGTGTAGTATACTCTGCCTTTCTGTTTTTTATATATCTTCAGTTCTTTCGGGTCTATGTATAAGCTGTATACGATCGCGTGATAATGCGGTCTGTGCGTTTTCGTGCCGTATTCTCCACCAGCGTAGTACATGAGTTTATTTTTCATGCCTACTTTTTCATCATAGACTTGGTACATTCTTTCGTGATACTCTGTCCACCTTCTCAGCCTTTTCCAGAATGCCGTTAAATCATCATAGTCTAGTGTCAGGTTCGTTGTATACTCTCCGCTTGGAGCTTTCAGCACTCCGTTTTTGTCGATGCCTTTTCCTCTTTCGATGTTGATTGGAACGTGCTCGTTGTCGTATGTCAACGTCAGGAACCATGCCTGATCGTGATACGGCAGTTCCATCTCCATTCTGTTTGCCCAGCTCTTCCGTCGGTCCAGTATGCACCCTTGGCAGTGCTTACAAGGTAAAATCACGATTTCGCCGGTTTTGATCTTTGCTTTGATTTCTCGCTCTCTTCTGCGCTGCGTTGCTATGTCGTCAGCTGGTTCACTGTTTGGCTTGTTCGACATTCCGTATTTGATATAACGCTCTAGTGAGCTGAAAAAATCGTCTCCGTTTTTCTTCGCTCCGAAGATCCTAATGTTGGGTCTGCCACATGGCATGGATGTTTCACCTCCCGGGGTCGCACTGGGGGGAAATGTCCCTCTTGATTACATTTCCCCCCAGTGACACAAAAATGCGTCTGACGGTTACTGTCGGGCCTGTATTTTTGTTGCATTCAGTTTGCACGGCGAAGCCGTCAAACGGCTCCTAGTTTATGTCTGTTCCGGTCGAGATTGCAATTCTTGCTTTCTTTCCGTAAGCGTTGATTGCGTCTCTGATACAGTCGGAGTCATTCATTTTGATTTTGTTTATTCTGTTGTAAGTCTGGATTGATTCCAGAGATTTAAGTTCTTGTTCGGTCAAGTTGATGTTGAAGCGTTTTGCGATTTGGCTCTTCATGGTTAGCCTCCTAGCTAAGTGTGTGATTGGTACACTCATAATATACACCTCTTTTCTCCACTTGTCAACTACTTTATGGCAACATTGGAAGACCCGGTAGTAAGCCGAATTGGCCTTTTGCTGCAAGGCCTGCGTCAAGTCGCCCTTCGTTCTTAAACTCGTGGCCTTTGGTTTCTTGCTCCTGCTGCGTGGTGCTGTCTATCCGCTCGCCTAGCTGGCCCACGGTTTTTGCGCTGCTGCTTACGGTTTGCTGTTGCATCTGTTCGAGGTGCTCGGCTGTCCAGTAGTCAGAACTTTGTTTCGCGTTGTTGATGGCCGTCTGAAAGTTCTGCACGATCTGTGCGGTGTTGTTGCCGTAGTCATACATTGCCTGCATGGTCGCGTTTTTGGCTGCTGGTGCTGCCAGAGCCTGAGCGTGTGCGAAGGTCTGACCGCCACCGAGACTTCCATATCCTCCTGATGGCGTCTGCGCCCCATAGCCGTTATAGGCTGCTAAGATAGGATTCAATCCCGCTGCTTTAAGGTCTGCCACGCCTCTTTGATAGCTCGTGTTGGCCATTCGCTCTTGCCAGTCTCTTTGAGCTTTGGCCTCAGCTGAGTTATACCGCATTGCGCTTGTTTGGCTTGCTGCGCTCATTGCATTGGATGCTAGAGCGTTTCCCATGTTGAGAAGATTGCCCATCATCCATGTACCGGTCTGCAAGTCGTTGGCTGTTTTTGCGTTCTCTGCGTTGAAGTTCGCTGCGATTTGACCATTGTTGCCGGTCGGCGTTCCGAGTGCTGTTGCTAGCAGATTTCCCAGTGCGCTTGTGTTGCCGGTTTGGACGCTTCCACCTGCGCTTGTAGTGTCCTGTGCGGTGCTTCCCATGGTCGTCCCGCTCTGGATAGTCGAGTTCATACTACCCTGCGTTTTGGCGCTGCTGGTGCTTCCTTTAATTGCGCTGTAGAGTCCATACAGTGTGTTTGCCAGAGTTAGGCCGCCTTTGACAAGGCCCATTAGCCCGATTGCCATTGTTCCACCTCCTTAGATGGTATCAAGGCCCGGGATGCTGTAGATAGGCATTGCCCTTGTCCATGTCTGGTCGAAGTAGAAGTTGCAGATGAATTGGCGGCTGTTTTCGCTCTGGACTGCGATCGTGCGGTCGATGTTCTCTGTGCCCTCTTTAATCCAGTCGTTCGAGAGAGTCGGCAGTTTCGTGTATTTGTCGGCATAGTGCCAAGCATCCAGAGTCTGGGCGTAGGTGCTGCGCATTTCGCCTGTGATCATGTTTGTCCGGTATCGGTAGTCTGCCCAAGCTTCCTGATAGCCGAATACTTCTTCGTCCTGTTCGTTGCCCTGTGCGTAGATTTCCTGATTAAGCACTGCTTGCTCACCGAGGTTTGCAAGCATCGGGTCATAGTAGGAAAAGCGCGTGCTGCGTGTCCACAGTCGAGAAAGCCCCTGCTGGTAGCTGTGATCAACTCGTACTGCTGCCAGACCGATGATAAAACCATGTTCCGTTGCGCTGTACGTTGCCATGTTCCGGCTCATCGTGGTCATGGAGAATGCTGCAGTGTTGCCCTGCGGACTCGTCGAGTCCGTGCTGGATGTCTGAATGACCTGATTGATGTTGATAGGCAGTCTGTAGCCGCCGATGTATTCCGACCGGTCAAGTCGTGCATCCGGACTCGTTACGCCCCAAGCACCCTGTAAGATTTCCTTGTACCGTGTGCCGGTGCGTGCATCTCTTTCCATGATGTGCTGCACTGCGATAGCTTGTCGGAGTTCGTTTATGGTTGCTGCGGTTGCATTTGAGAGGTCTGCTCCTAAGTTTATTCCGCCTGTTGCGCCGCTGCTGGTGGTCGTCATTGCCAGCCCTTTGTCTCTATATGGGCCGTCTCCTATATCCCAGTAAGGCGCAAAGAATGGATTTTCTTCTATTCCTACTTCCGTGGCGATGGCTTTCATCTTGTCGGTTTTTGTCGTGACGTCTCCAGTTGACGGATTGTAAAATCCGATTGGTACGCCTCCGGTCATCGGCAGCGTCACGGCCTCGCCTTTCTGAGGATTCGGCAGGCAGCTTGTGAAGTAGTCCTTGTACTTACATACTTTGAGCGGCAGGCCTCCGGCTTCGGCGTCGGTGAGTGCTGTTCCTGCGTTGCTTCCTGCGGTCGTGGCGTCCGTCTTGCTCATCGTGACAGGCTGCTGTAAATTTTCGTCTCGAAACCATTCGTTCCAGATTTTGGCATATGCCCGGAAAGGCAGGCTGTTTACCTGTAGGTTTTCTACTCCGGTCGGAATGCCGAAGTAGTCCGCCAGCGTGCCAACTTTCCAGCCGCCAGTTGGTGCGGTCGTTTTCGGAGTCGTGTACTCTACTTTTTCAGCCCAGAAGGTGCTGTCGTTCTGACCCATGAGGTTTTCGAAATGCTCCCATAGCAGCCGCGATGGTACGAAGAAGAAGTAAAAGTCACAGTAACAGTTATCCATGACAGGATACAGCGGAGTGCTCATGCGCATAAGTGCATTGAGATCGATCTTTGCCGTGTCTGCCGGTAGAACTTCGTCACAGTAGATCGGAATCAGATCGCCTTCGTTCATGGTCGTCAGCAGGCTATAATCCCGTTTGAATCTTGCACGTGGCACATTTGCATGAGGCACTTGGCTGTAGTGCTGTTCGGCGTTTCGGTTCATTCCTTATTTTCTCCTTTCTGTACAGTTTTTTCAGCTGTAGCATCGACCTTCTCTTGTGTCTTTTGTGTATTCTGCTGAATTTTGATGCCCATTTTGTCGAGCCACTCTTTTTCACCGGCTGTTGCCATCCAGTTTTCGAAGTTCATGCCGAATGCTTGGCGGATGCTCAGCGGCAACTGGTTAAACTGTTCCCGCTTCTCGTTCATCATGTTC